TCTTTCATGCCTTTAACGGATGGCAATAACTTTGTTAAGGCTGTGTCTGACCCTGCAAGGCCCTTGGCGAGGGCTACGCTGACCGCATCAAGGGATTTGCCTGACCCGGCTGAAATGTCTGTCGCGAGGGCTAGAAGTTTGTTGGCCTCTGCCGCATCATTGGTGCCACGAATGAGAATGGCGTAAGACTTACGCAAATCTGTATCGGCTATGTTGGTTTGAAGTTGTAATTTACTGATGTATTTCTCAGTTGAACTTACTAGCCCATCGGTTGCCCCGATAGTGTTTTGCATCTGCCGGGCTAAAAGGGTTTGGCTTTTTACATCTTCAGCGGCGGCTTTACCTGCCTCTGTGAGTTCGCGGGTGATTACTGCAAATGATAGGCCTAAACCAATAGCACCAAAGGCTTTATTGATTGAACTGGAAATCTTTGAAGCATGGTCATTTAGCGTACCTAGTTCGGATTGTGCCCCTTTAGTGGCTGAGGTTAGTTGGCGAAACTCACCTAGAATTTCAACATTTAGCACTAGGCTCATTCGTCTTCACCATACCTTTCAATCCATAAATCTATAAATGCTTGTCGCTCTACATATGTAAGCCTACGGTACTCGCTTGGTGCTATCCCTATAGACATACAGAAAATAGCCATCCGGCGAGCCTGTAAAGCGGCTAAATGCCTTTTGGGTCGTTTGCCGCAAATTCCTTTATGTATGCGTTCATAACTGGCAGAGTCAACTTTTTAGAATCTTCAATTTTTGTTTCCGGGTTAGAACGCTTGTTTAAAATCCAGTGCAGTGAATAGGTTGCCTTCGCTGAGAGGCCTTTGCCAAAGATTTCTAGGTAGTCTTTGCCAACAAGGTTTTCAAGAATCTCTAACTCTTCAAGGGTTAGTAGTTCAATAATTTTTACTGCTCTGTCGTTGCTGTCGCTCATTGTTCTGTGCCTTTCGTGGTGTTCTGTGCTATCAGTTTATCTACCTGCGCGTAATAGGTTCTGAACACTTCATCGCGGGTTAGCCCCATCGCTTTAGTAAAGAATGGGTTTGGGCGGATGTGTCTTTTGAACCATCCCCAGTGAATCGGGTTGGCGTAAGGTACTCGGCTGGCTGAACCGGCTGAGATTGAAATCTTGGTTAAGGCTCTGCTAACTCGGATGCTGTCGCGTAGAGCCCCTGTCCGTACAGGCACCAAGGCGTGGGCTTGAGTGGCTACAAGTTCACCGGATTGTGCGCCGGCGTTCTTAATTTCATCATCTGGTACCCCAATCGCTTGAAGTGCCTTGATTCCAGCCCTGTAGCCTTTTACCTTGATGCCTGACGGCGTTGCCATGGTTAGGCCGCTGTTACGATTTCGACACCGTAGTAAACATCCGCCGCTGGGCTGTGCGGGGTGTTCTTTACGGTTAGGGTCACGCTGAACTTTGCGGTCTCGTTTGAAGTCAAAGCAAGCGGTGGCAACTGGTCAAATACAACGGTGCCTTCATAGTGCGGGGCATCGGCGGTTGGGGTTGTGTTTCCGTTTGGTGCAATAACAAACGCCACCTCGGTGCCGTAGTTTGCCCATAGTACACGGAATAGGCTAGTGTCTTCGCCTGATGTGATTCCATCTAGTTGAAGAGTCCACTGACCACCAACACGGGTTTCACAAAAGGTTTGCACATCGCCGGGCGCATCCTCAATGGTTAGGTTAACCATGTTTGCATCGCAAGCGTAGTCGGTTGCCCCAATCTTGAATAGGATGTTTTGGGCTTTAATGCGGGTTGATGCGGCCATTTTTCTACCTCGCTAAAGTGTTATGGCTAGTTGTAAATAGATGTTTGCGGCTAGGTATTCGGCATTGTTTACTTGCAACGCATATGGTTGCCCCGCGGCGTTTTCTTTTCTTAAATGAGCGTAGGCAATTGCTGAAACGGCTGTTAGCGTGTTCGCTATCAGTTCGTCTAGTTTTTCTGTTGCTTGTTTGTTTGTTGCTGTCGCGGCAACTAACACCAATTCGAGATTCAGATGAAACTCACCAAATTCAGCGGTTTGAATATAGGGCGATGCGGCATTGATGAGCACGATTGGCGGGACAATCCTGTCGGGAATGTATTCCAATACGGTTAGCCCCGCTAAAGCCAAGTCTGTTTTAAACTCGGCCTTAGCGGTACTAATTTCGTTACTCATACTGCATAACCTACATATCGCTGTAGAAGTGGGTAAACACTTGTCATTGGGTCGCGAGCAACCCGGACTGGTGAACCATCCATTGAAGCGAATTGGGCAATACCGTTAGGCGCGCTTCTACGGTGGTAGAGTTCTGAGCCCACCATCATGATTGCTTGACGGTGTACTTCATTGGGTACGGTGTCCACCAAGCCAATGTAGTTGCCTACATGAGCGTTAGCGGCATCTAAACAGGATTCGATAAAATCGCCTGTTTCATCCGTACCAATATAGGCTTGGAACTCTGCCAAAGTGACTGCGGCCATTTTTATCTACCTATTACGCTGTGACATCCAACTTAACCACTGCATTTACGCGAGGGGTCAAGATAGCCATGTATCCGTATACAGATACAGAGTCGGTCAAGGTAGTGATGTCACCATCTGATAGACGAACTGGCGCGCCCGCTGACTCTAGAGTCTGTACGGCGGCTGAGTTAGCCAAGTAAACGGTGCCAGTCGCTAGGGCTGGGTCAACGATGATAGGCAAGCCTAGTAGTGAGCCGCGAAGACCCGGAACATTAGCGGTACCGATGTTGTTCACACCCTGACCGTCAACATTGATTACTGGGCGAGCATCGCCACCGGCTACGGTGATAATCTTCACATACGCATCTGGCGCGGCCAAAATGAACTCTGGCTGTAGGCCGGTGTTCTGTGCGATGTATGAAGCACCGTTAGCAACACCCTCAAGTAGAGATGCGGCAGTTCCGCCATCTGCATCAAAGGTCTTGCCGGTGAAGTCTAGAGCCGCGATTGCCGCTACTAGAGCCGCGTTTGAAGCCACTGCATATGCAGTAGATAGGCCACCAAATACGATGTCTAGAGTCTGGATGCTTGAACGCTCAATGTACTGCTTTGGCTCAAGAGTTTGATGAGAAGCACAATACGAGTACGGCCGCGGAGTTGCGGAAGACTATTTTGGAGATTCAGCGCACTTTACGCGGGTCAGAGGTTGAGTTTGACCCTTTGGCTAAGTTTGAAATGCGCTAATGCTTCAATTGCCCGCCCGCTACACTCTGCCCTTATCTGATTCGTTTGAAACAGATGGGGATAGGCTCATTGAGGTCATGCGGCTATGTTGGATTACCCCAGAAACCGATGCACCTATTGACCCGGATGATTGGCAACAGTGGCTTATCCGTAGAGTGTTGGAACGCTACCCGGACACACATCCAAAGTATCCGGGCGAGTTCCGCTATCGCCAAGTGCTTATCAGTATGGGCAGACAAAACGGCAAGTCAGTCATTGGCGGTGGCCTTGGCTTAGAGGCGTTGCTATTTGGCCGTGGCGATGTTGCCAGTATTGCGTCTAGTTATGACCAAGCGCAGATTATTTATGACCGTGTGAAGTTCGTGATTGATTCCAACAAGTGGCTTGGCAAACGATTCAAGAAGACTACAGAAACCCGTGGTATTGCGAAGGCTAACGGCTCAGGCAAGTACAAGGTGAGCCCAGCCAAAGAGGGTGCTCTACAGGGTAAGCCCTTTTACCGGGTGCTACTTGATGAAGGCCACCTTGCTAAAAAGGGTATTTGGACAGCGGCAACAAAGGGCACATCTGCCATTGATAATGCGATGGTTATCATGATTACGACCGCGGGCGATGAAACAAGCCAAACACTTTTAGACCTGTACGAGATTGCAGACAAGGCTATTGCCGGCGATGAATCACTAGAGAGGTTTGGCGCGTTTATTTGGGAAGCCCCAGCCAATGCCCCACTAACCGACCCGGATGCTATCAAAGCCGCTAACCCCGCTGTGGCTTGTGGGCGCATCCCTCTAGACCGTGTACTCAGCGACATCGCCACCCAACCCGAGCATGAAGTCAGACGATACACACATAACAGATTCATAACGGGCTCAGCGACATCTTGGCTACCCGGCAACCTTTTCAAATCAGCAATCGGCCGAGGCATCACAGCGCAACGCGGTGCCGTGTTCGCCGTGGACATTAGTAAGAATTGGGAAACTGACGTAATCGCCGCCG